TAAATAATTTTAAGAATGGCATAAAGTATTGTTGGAAGCAAAGAAATGAATACGATTACAGAAGAATTATTATCCAGAGGTGATTGGCACATCAACGCCACCATCACATTTCGCTATGATGTCACAGAACAACAGGCCCTAAAAACAGCACACCTATTCTTAAACAAATTGGACAAACACTATTTTGGCAACGCAAGGCGCAAAGGCAAAAGAATCAAAAGATTAGTAGCACATCACACAGATAGCACAAGGCATCACTTTCACATACTGTTTGAAACACCCAAAAACATCAAACCAATTGACTTTGTGAGACGTATTAGATCAACCTCACACAGCATACCCAGTTTGGGACAAACCCACATCAAACCAACTGAATCACAGGCAAACTCAATCAACTACAATTTTAGAAACATCAACAATTTTGAAGCAATAGGCACCAATTACTAGGCATCCTGAATCAATAGATTTATGGTCATTGATTCGCGTGGATTTTACACTTAATCTATTCTTACCTCTCAAACTCCACACTGATTATCCTCAGTCACACGCTAGAAACCGCATAAACATTGACTTTTTTGGTATTGACATATGATACCAAAATGTGCTATACTGAAGTATGTTAAACACAAACAAAAAGGTAGAAACAATGATAGACCAAGAAAAAAAAGAACAACAATTACTGAAATACCTAACACATCTGATTGATGATATGGCGAAACTTGCGAAATACGAGAAATACCATAGACACAATCAAAAATCATACAGATTGGCGTGTGTGGGAGGCGATATGTCAGCACAAGGCATAGGCAACAAAGCCAAAATCATAGATGTTAGCAAAGACGACTATGCTGTGACTAATAGGTATCTTAAATTTTGTGATGCTTATTATGACAACAGTTGGGGCGACAGCATTGTTAAACAAAGATTTCATTTTGTGATGAAAAAAGTAAAAATAGAAAGTGCCACAGTGAATGATTTGTTGGCGAAAGTTGATCAGATGGATTCAGACATCAGAGATGAAATGTTTGAACGAGGTATTTTTACATCAAAATATGATGTGAGAAGCAGTTGGGCCTGGTTAGAGACTTGTGATTTTGACAATGAAGCATATGACAAAGATCACGAATCAGCAACTGAAGAGGTAGAAACGGCATAATATCTATTATGATTGGCGTAAATCATCAAGGTTTACGCCAATTTTTTGGTATTGACAATCTATACCAAAAGATGCTATAATGAAGTATATTAAACACAAACAAAAGGACACAAAATGGGAGAGGCAAAAAACAGAGGCACTTACGAAGAGAGAGTAAAACAGGCAAGTCAAAAAGCAAAGCAGTCTAACATCAATTTGAACAAAATGTTGGCAGAAGATTTAGGCAAATTTATTCAAGGAATTGCTCCACAATATGTTGAAGCATACAACAATAACCCAATAATAACCAATCAACAAATAAACGAACTGATGTCATCAGGTTTACCTCAATACCAAGCAGATGCTAATTTAAAATGGTTAGAGCAAAGATATGAATCAACCAAAGAGATGAGTGCTTGGTATTACGAACAAGGTGATACTCTGTTTGCCAAAAAAGGTGCTGGTTGGACTTTAATTGCTGGCGGACTTAAAGAGATGGGTGTATTCAATTCCAATAAGGAGGAGGCATAATATGATTGAAAAACAATACAAAGTTATGTGGAGTTATAAAGACGCACCTAAACTTGGCGGTGAATTAATATATGATAATAAAAAATTATTTTCATATGAAGATGCTGTAAAAATAGCAGACCAAGAAAATAATGATCCTAAATTAGGAATGTATAAACATCAAGTGGAGGAGGCATAATGCCAAGATTTTTTTATCACGGCACCACACAAAAAGGTTATGAAGAGATACAAAAAGCAGGAGCAATTGAACCTCAATCAGGCAATACCTATACAGATAAAATATTTCTGTCAGGCAATGACCAATATGCTCGTAGGGTAACATTTATAAAACACGCACAAGAACAAGGCGAAGTTATTGTGGTTTACAAGATACCATCTTACAAATTAAAAAAGAAATATCTCACAGACGGCAGTAAGCATATCAGTTCAATGTTAAGTTTTGGTGACAAGACCTGGTGTTATTCTAAACCAATATCTGTAAAAGATGATGAAATATTAGTTGGGTCAGCACCTTATTTTTTAAATTTACCTGAAGGTGTCAGCATATGTAGATATGGTAAGACAACAGGATTTACATTCACAGAAGAAGCGGCAAAACAATTTGATATAGATCCCAACGCCAGAGGAGTAGTAAAATTTTAATGACTGGATTTATTTTTTATTGTATATTGATTATTTTATTGGCATACGCCGCATATCACAAGAACCGTCTCAAATAGATCCACAATTCAAGGTGTTCTCAGTGTAGCAACTAAATATTGCTACAAATAAAATAGGAGAACACAATGGCAAATTCATATTATTCAGCACACCGTAAAGCAAACATCACATTTTGGAGACGATGGTATGCTATGAATCAACGCACACATCTAAGACCAGATCCTGCATACAAGGATATCAAAGTGTGTGATGATTGGAACATAGAGATATCAGGAGAACAGGGTTATCTTGCCTTCATTGAAGATATGTTTGATGATTTTGAAGAACATCTGGAATTGGACCGTATAGATCCATATGGAGATTACCACGCACACAACTGTAGATGGGTGGACAAAAAGACACAGAACAACAACACCCGTTATCATCACACAGAAAAGGGTCGTTGGTTGACATGGATGCGAAATCATTGGGGTGACACCAAAACCACCAAGATAAGATTTCACAACAGAATCAGAAGAGGATGGACACCACAAGAAGCGGCAGAAACACCACCCAACAACGGCAACAAGATCAAACGATTGAGAACCAAATCAAACAAAAAACAGTCAGTTTGGCAGAAATTGCGTAGTATCATATAAATATTGATACAACTTTCAAAGGAAAGGTGAGGAGGACATAAACTCCATCTAATAAACTATTATGGACCAGTCACAAACACCTCAGAAAAGAGGACCAAAACCAAAACAATTGGAATCATTTGAACGCATGGGCATACCCGTGGGCAGAGAAGGCATTCATGTGGATCCTGATGAAGTGCTAAAATTGGCACAGATGGGTTGCAATCTCAAGGAAATTTCTGACTTTTTTGGCATACATCCAGACACCTGCAAACGAAACTTCGCGGATATAATCCAAAAAGGGTTAGCACAAGGAAAATTAAGTATTCGCAGGGCCATGATGCGTAATGCCACAGAAAACATGGTGCCCAGTGTGCAGATATTCCTCGCCAAGGCGATGTTGGGCATGAGCGAAACACCCGCTATGACAGATCAAGACAAGGTACTACCATGGCAGGAATCATTCACAGAAGTGGAACCAGATGTTCAAGTGCAAATTGGTAAGACTGCTCACTTGACGGCAAGGGCAGATTAGTATACAATATGAACACAATGGCAACACACATCATCATAGACAAAGCATTGGACTTCTGGGAAGAATTGGCGCAAGTGGTTCAAACCAAAAAAGATCTCAACAATGGCGTGGTTCCACATGGTGATGCAGACATATTTGATATTTGTATACACAAGAGAGACAGACAGGCATGGATGGATTTGGTCAATGTTGCTAGACAACTCCACAGTGAAAGTCCTGAAATGTTCAACAAGGATCACGTTGAAGTGTTGAATGAGCTCACACAAATACTGCTCACTGATTATGAGGAACTGTATGATGATGAATTGCCATTGGACTACTACAAGCACAAGAGAGTGCCATTGCACAAAGGCAAGAAAATGAGTTATTGGGGATTCAGAGGATTTGTCAGTCTTAACGAAGTGTGGCAGAACTGTGATAAACCCAAAGAAGCACAGAGATTGAAATGGTATGTGAGACAGCAACAGGAAGCAACATTCAGAAGAATGTTTGAAGTAAAACATGGTGGCAACGATAAACTCAAACCTGGCACCATTCAAATCAAACTGGACTAAATACTGATACTACATTCGTAGGCATTGAACTGAATCAGTTCAGGAGGCAATTAGAGATTTACTCCATCTCCCCAAAGAGAAACCAAATGTATAAAATGACAGACTTTCTGGATCTAACCTGTGATCCCAACTACCAACCCTTACCTGCACAGACTCGCATAGAAAGAGAACTGTTCAGACAGATTGAATACTTGGTGTCATATGACATAACCTGTCAGGAGATTCTGCAATTATGGTTTCAAACCAATCAAACAAGGAAACAAAGCAATGAAAAGAAAATCAAAAAAATTAGTTGAATTCTTTAAAGAATTAAAACAACCTTCCAAAAAAACATTGGAAAAAGAAAAACAGGAACACCGTAGAAAGATTGCTGAAAATGTTAGATATCTACAGAGGCGTCTAATTTTAAATGATGCTCAAAGTTTAAAACATCTCCTAAGTGAAATTATATACCTAGGCATATGTGAAAAGATTGAACAGGGCGAATGGCATGAACATGATTATTATTTTTATGATCATGAAGTGCTTTGGAATGACAAGCAACCAATCACCATTGATAATTGGATAGAAAAAATGGTTGATATTCTAGAGAAACGAGTATGAGTCTAGATCAACAGTGGAGAAAATTACAAGACACACTGGATGGGGTGAGCAAACGCCCCACAGTGGCAGATTGGATGGATTATGATACCTGGGTGGTCAATAATGGTTCCAGCACATTTCCCATCACACTGCCCACAGGCACTGAGGCAATGAATAAGACAACCAAAATATTGATTGCCAATCAAGCAAATACCAATCAAGTGGTGGTGTTGAGACCAGATGGTTTGAGAGATATTGGTGTGATACAAGGCACTCAAATGATGTATCTTGCCTACATACATGGCAAAGGATATTTTGCCACCAGTACATTTAACACTTGACATCATCATCAGAATCTGTTATTATAATAACAACAACACAAAGGCGGATTTGAATTCCGCGTGTTGCATTCACAAAACACTAACCCCCCTGAAATTGTTCAGATTAACATATGGGGGTTAGGTGTGATTGTGTAAATATGATTGCCCAAGACTCCAGTTTCTAAACTCAGCTCATTGTCTTGGGCACTACAAATGAAATGCCATAAATATTAGAGAGGAGTTTAGATGTTTCCACCAGATTTTGATCCATTAGCACAGTTGAATCAATGCCAAATGGATCTCTTAAGACAGAACAAGATCATACAGAATCTCATCAAGCAGAATGAAAACATCTGTGATCTGATGATGCAACACACAGATGCATTCAACAGTTTAACCAAAAAATTCAATCAACTGTTGAGAGAACATCGCCAATTACAAGTCAAGGTGGCATTGATAGATACCAAATGAAATTGAGCAGAGTTCAAAGCATTGTGGCACAATCCAAAATTCGCTTCAAGTGTGTGTGTGGTGGGCGACGACTGGGCAAAACCATATTAAGCATCAGAGAGATGTGCTATCAAGCAAGACTGCCCAATCAGAACATCTGGTATGTGACCACTTCCTACAGGGCCGCCAAAATGATCTGTTGGAAAGAATTGAAGTCTAGACTGTTGGATCTCAATTGGATTGAAAAGATCAATGAATCAGAATTAACCATCACACTGAAAAATGGATCACAGATATCTCTTAAGGGTGCAGAATCCTTTCAGAACCTAAAAGGTATTAGACTGTCATATGTGGTAATAGATGAAGCCGCTTTGGTTCACCCTGACGCCTGGTTTGAAACACTCAGACCTGCACTGGCAGATTCACAAGGAGGTGCCATGTTTATCAGCACACCGCTGGGCAAAAATTGGTTTTACGATTTATACAACAAACAGGATGAAGATCCAGCAAATTGGAAGAGTTGGCAATTCACCACATTGGAAGGTGGATTTGTGCCAGAAGAAGAAATAGAACAAGCACGCCAAGAGATGTCAGACAAACAGTTCAAGCAGGAGTTTATGGCATCATGGGAAAACTTTGGAGATTTGGTTGCATGGGAATTCAAAAGAGAAACACACATCAAAGAACTAGCACAACCTGATCTGCGTCATCTTTTTGTGGGCATGGATTTTAATATAAATCCTGGGGTAGCGGCAATCATGGTGAGAGACAAAGAAGATCTATACGTGATAGATGAGATACAGATGTATTCCTCCAATACCAATGACATGGCAATAGAATTAAAAAGACGATATCCCAAATCCAAAATAACAGCGATGCCAGATCCTAGCGGGGTTGCCCGCAAAACTTCTGCAAATGGACAGACAGATTTTACCATACTGTTGAATGCAGGATTTGATGTGAAAGCACCACGCAGACATGATCCTGTGATGGATAGAATCAATGCTCTCAATGCCAGATTAAGATCAGCAGACGGGCAAAACCACCTGTTTATCTCCAAAAGGTGTAAATATGTATTGGAGTCAATGGAAAAATACTGTTTCAAAACTGGCACAAGAATACCAGACAAAGATTCAGGGTTTGATCATATGTTTGATGCTCTCAGTTATGCGGTTGCGTTCATGTTTCCTTTACGCAGAACACAACAACCATATATACCAGAGCGATGGGGCATAAAACCAGACATGAGAACCAGATGGGGATATAAAAGATAATGGACACTTCACAAATTATAGAAAATCAAGTCAACGGATTATTAAGCAACAACGAAATTTATTCAACCTACAGAGAGAGATGGAATGAACTGTATCAAGCATACGTTGGTGGAGAAGACTACACACTGGCAGGACATCTACACAAATTTCAATTGGAATCTCAAACAGAATACAGCAGAAGATTACATCAAACACCTTTGGAAAATCATTGTAAATCGTGTCTCAGCGTCTACAATTCATTCCTGTTCAAAGCACCACCTTACAGAGATTTAGGCACATGGGAAAACAATCCTGTGGC